GAAAGGCACGGCTGAAACCATCCGGCGAACGGTAAGAGAGCGATTCCGCAACAAGTTTAACGGATCTGAATTCTTTCAGTTCTTCTTTTGCCGCTTCCATGCGAAGCCTGTATAAATACGCTGCCAGGGATTCTCCGAAAAGGGACCGGAAAAGACGGTTGCAATACCAATAGGAGTATCCGGCATTGATAGAGATATCTTCAACGCTGATGTTATCGTGCAGATGCTTTTCAATGTAGTTCAGTATGCGTCTCAGATCAAAGCCATATTGGCAATCCACTCTGTTTTCCCCCTTCCCCTTATGATAAATTATAGCATATCGGCGGAAAAAAAACAAGCCGTTTTAAAAAAAGCGCACAATCCGTCGGTTCTGTGATCAAAAAGAAGCGGTCGGATATAAAAGAGCAAGATTTCTACCTAAATTTTATATATGAAATAAAAAGTAAAGCATTTTCAAACAACAGACGGATCCTGTGTGGAGAAAATCGGCTGATTTTATCTCCCTCGGAAGACCTTTGAAACCTTCTGCCGGGGAAAAGGACGGAGAGGAGCGGTGACGGCCGGAGAAATAAAAACCGGACACGCCGCGTTGGATTTCTCCAAAACGGCGTGTCCGTTATTTTTTCTTTATTCAATTCCTTCCGCTTCGGTCAGGTCTGCCAACTCCTGCAGGATACTTGCGGTGTGGATGTGACAATTGATCCAGAAGTTGTATCGGCCGTGTTCACAGTTTTCCCCCTCAAAGAAGGTCGGGAAACGTCCGTCGTCGTCCTGTCTGCGGGTGAGAAGGTCTGCTAATGCCATGGCTTTTTCCAGATACAGCCGCTCTCCCGCGTGTACCAGCAGCTGCTCCCCGCTGTCCGTCATCAGCGTGTGCAGGCCGTTGATCCGCCCCTCCAGCTCCACCAGCGTCCGCCAACCGGGTCGCTTTTCCGGCATGCCACCCTTGTCAGCCACCATGTTCGGTGCCCATGGACTGCGGGCATCGTCCACCAGCGCCGGGTCGGTGGAGAAATCCACACCCCGGAAGCGGTCATACCGCTTGGTGCGGATGCTCGTTCCGCTCACTTTCGGCATCGCTTACCTCCCGGCGCGAAACAGCGCCTGCCGCACCCGTCCCCCGCCCTTCTCCGGCAGTGAGACGTCCAGCGCGGCCCGCATGGTCAGATACATATTCCAAAAGGCGGAATAATCCACCACCAGATCCGGCAGCAGGTGCTGGGCCGCCACAAAATACGGCATACAATTGGCCGCGTCCTCGTCCACCTCGAACTCGTACTCGTCCGGCGTGTCCGGTCCAATGGTCTGAGGCTTGGCAAAATACTCCACCAACAGCACCGCATCGTCCCCGGGTCGGGTCATCAGCTTCCCGGCCACCACCGGAAATCCGCTTTCCAGCCGTCCGGCGCGCCACACGCAAACCAGTTTTTGAAAGTCACCGGGCAGCGGGCACCCCCGTCCGCTCCCATCCGGCTCCAGCTCCACGGTGCGGATGATCCTCTTGTGTCCGGCTATCTCTTTCTGGGCCATATCGAAGAAATCGGCCATTTTCTTGTCAATGTCCGCGTCCTTGGTCACGGTACCGCCGGCAGAGTATTCGTCCAGGAGCATGAGCACCTTGCGTTTTCCCTCACCCAGCGTCATACCTTAGCCCTCCGAGCCGAACAGCAGCCGCACATCCGTATTCGCCTCCGTGGAGAGGATGGACAGCTTGCGGGCCGTCAGGGGCACGCGCAGGGTCTGACCGGGCAGCAGGGCGAAGCTGTTGTCCGCCGTGGCCACCTTGCCGTCCTCCGCCGCTTCCTTGAAGTAGACGGTTGCGCTGGCACTGGTGTTCACCATTAGGAAGGGGCGGCAGTGTGCCTCCACCTCCACGGCCTTGGTGCCGGCGGTGACCTTCTTGGTGCTTTCAATAATCAACATCGTAATTCCTCCTCATAATTGACAACAGCCAGACAGCGGCTTCCCGGCCGCCGCCTGGCTGTTTGTTTTCTATAGCCTTCCCCCTCGGGGGAAGGTGGCACGGCATAGCCGTGACGGATGAGGGGGCGTCTATGCGCTTGCCCTCAAATGACCCTTAGCCGGGGTCGCTGAAGCAGATCATGCGGCCGTCACCCCAGCCGATACCAAAGTCGGCATAAGCCGTGTAGGTGTCGATCAGCGGATTGTCCAGATTGCTCTGCAGCACCTTGGGCTTGGTGATGTAGACCAGCTTGAACATGTCCTTCATCAGGGTGCGGTCACACACCGCCCACTGGCCCTTCTTAAAGCCGGCGTCACCGCCGCCGATGACGATGTACTTCATGCCGTGGACGGGGTTGGCACCGTGAGCCGCGGTTTCGGGATCCAGCCGCGCGTCATCACCGCACAACTTCTTGGCCATGGCCTCCTCCTCGGGAGATACCAGCAGCGTGTCCAGATTGCACAGGAAGGGCAGGCCGTCCGGGGTCACGAAGCGGTTGGCTCGGCTCTGCAGACCGGTGATGGCAGCCACAGACAGGGCGTCGTGTGCGATGTTGCTGTAATAACCTGCGTCGGGGTCCGGAATGTAAATGCGTCCCTCGCTGCCCTTGGAGGCGATGGGGTGCTTTTCATTGGCCCAGCTCACGCCATCGCCGCCAACCTTCTTGGCATTGAAGGCGTTGCCAAACGCACGAAGAACGTGCATGTACACCGTCATCGAGGCGCTGTCACCCAGCTGCACGCCCACCCGGCGGCACTCGCCGGACTTGTCCACCTTGGCGCGCTTATAGCTCACATCCTCGCTGGAGCTGTACTCCACAGGGACAATGATGGTCTTGAAGCCACGCTTCTGAGCCGTCTTGTTGAGGTTCTGGCCGTCATAGACCTTCATCTCACCATAGCCGCCGGAGCCGGTCAGCTCGAAATCGATGCTGTTGGTGGTTGTCTCCCCCATGATAGGGGCCAGCGTGTTGATACGCTGGGCATAGCGCATATCGAAGGTCTTGCCCACGAATGCGTAGTTATCAGTTTTCCACGCGGTCGCGTTATTCATTTTCGCTCATCCTCTCTTTCTCACATCAGCCGGTCACGCCAAACACATGCTTGGCGGGAACAATGGTGATCTCATTGGTCTCCTCGATGCGGCCCGCCACACGCAGGGGCAGACTGGCCGTGGCAGTCACCACCAGCTGCTGACCGTTGGCATCCAGATTGCCGCCGGCAAAGCCCACAGGCGGGAACAGCACGTACTCGTCGCCGGCAGCAGGCGTACCGCCCTCGGTCAGAGTAAAGGTGCCGGTACCGTCCGTGGTGGCAAAGGCGGTGATGCGGCGCACGGTGCCGATGGCGTCAGTGTTGGTACTGCCCTCAGCCTTGGCCACCAGCTTCAGCCAGCCGCCCACATAGGCACTGGCCGCGCCGGCCAGAGTGGCCTTCACTGTGGTGGCGCTGCCGCCATCCAGAGCGGTCAGCTTGGGGGCAGGACAGCGAAACACCTGACCGGGGCCGTCCCACACGCTGATCTTCGGACCATCGGACCGGGGATCCAGCGCGTCAGGGGTGCCGCTGTGATATTCTGCCGCAACGCCCAGAATCGCGCCGGTGCCACCCACAGCGTGGGGCACCACCAGTCCGTTCTTCAAGTCCACCACCTGACCCTCGTGGATCTTGGTGGCGGGACCGATGTCATACTCGCGGTGAGAGTGGATCACACCGCCGTCGATGTTCTGATGCACTTTCATGCTCTATCATCCTTTCTGTTTTCAGTTTCTTCTTGCAAGGAACTCTTTTGCCGTCATGGCCATGTCGGGATTGGCCGCGTTCCAGGCGTCCAGCGCTTTCTGCTGGCCCGGGGTCATGGTCGTGCCGCCGGTACTGCCGCCGCCGGTGGAGCGTGCGCTGCGCCCCTCCTGCTTGGCCACCGCCGCCTGACCTGCCTGCCCGGTGACCTCCATAAAGTCATCGTACAGGTCGCCCAGAGGCTCCTTGCCGAACCGGGAACCACAGAACCGGCGAAAGCTCTTGTTGTTTTCCAGCTTCTCCAGATCCACGTCCGGGTGGCGGGCCACAAAGTCCATAACGTCCCGTTCAATGAACGCCCGACGTTCCTCGCCGGCCTTGCTCTCTGCCTGCTCCTTCTCGGCCTTCTGCCTCATGCCGCGTACAAAGTCCCTGTCCGCCAGATCGGCGGCCACGTCCTCCTCGCTGCGGCCTGTCTCCTTGGCCATGCGCTTGATGTTCGCCTGACGCACCCGCTCCCCATAGTCCTCCACCTCCTGCAGGCTGGTAAAGGGCTTGTGGGTGTACGGATTGATCAGGCCACTCTTGGCAAGTCTCTCGCCCACGCGCTTGTCCGCCGCCGCCTCAGCTTCCCGCTGGGCGCGGATGCGGGCCGCGCGGGCGGCCGCATTGTCCTGGCGTGTCTGACTGCCTGCTCCGTCCTGACCGGCGCCGTCAGGATCGCAGTTTTCACCGCCGCCTTCGCCAGCGTCAGAGCCGTTGTCATCCACGTCTTCCTCCTGAGGATCTACGAAATCCTCCCGGCCATCGAGGGCGGCATAGCTGCCGCCGGTCTGGCTTTGCTGAGCATCCACGACATGCTCCTGTGCGCCGCTGTGATCCTCTACCTGAGTCTCTGTCGCATTAAATTCGTCCATGGTCTCTTGTTCCTTTCCGCCCGCTCCCGGGCACTTATTCTGCTTATTACAAGCCAAGCGTAGGGCACGACGACTCGGCACGCCGCTCCCACACTCAGCGAGCAATCGTTCACATCACCGGCAGCCCCATTGACTGTCCGCCAACTCCTAAAGGCTCCCCTGTGTAAGGGGAGCTGTCAGCGAAGCTGACTGAGGGGTTGCCGCCGACGGCGGGGCCGTCAGTCCCAGGCTGACTGATAGGTTGTTCGCCCGCCGCGATCTCCGCGTCCAGCTTGGCCAGAACAGCATCGCCTACCGCTTCCAACAGGGCGGGGTCCTCCTCCAGCGCCTGAATAATCTCCGGCGGCACCACAGGCTCAAACTTGCGCTTCCATCCATCGATGATCTCCTGCTTCTGGGGGATGTCCAGATATTCCAGTTCCTCCGCCAGCAGCTTCCAGTTATCCGGTGTCACCTGCGTAGCCGCCAGCTTGTCCAGCACCTGCAGCGTATCCGCCGGGCTGCGGCTCAATCCGTCGCCCGCCGTCACCGTCACGTCCACCCGCGGGAAGTAGGTACTTTCTTCCATCAGTACCTCGCCGCTCACCGGGTCGACTACCCCCGGCGTGCGCATGGCGTAATTCTCCCGGTTGAAGCGCAGCATCTGCGGCTCCTCACCCTTTTTCTTGGCCCCGATGTACAGCATCCGGTCCTCGTCAAAGAACTCCAGTGCCAGATAGTCCAGCAGCTCATACAGCCGCTCAAAGCCCGCGTTCCGGTCCGCCTTCTTCAGCTTCTGCTGGCTCTCCGCGTCCGTGCGCAGCTGCAGCAGACCGCTGGCCGTGGTGATCCTGGCGGACTCCTTACCTGTGTTGGTGTCGTAGTTGCGGTTGGTGCGCTGGATCTGATCCTGCATCCAACTCACCGAATCCAGCATCCGGCTCCCGCTGGACAGGCCGCCCAACCGAGCCACGCCGCCCATGCGCCCCTGCTCCACTTCCCACACCGAGCCGGGCACGTTGGTGATCTCGCACCCCGGGACCAGCGCTCCTTTTTCCTTCACGATAATATCCGCCGCGGTCATGGCGTCGTTCAGCTGGGCAAAGGCCAGCTGCCGGTCCGCCGCGTCCACCATGGAGGTAATGGGTTCCAGCTCGCTCTTGTTCCAGAACTGGGTCTCGTCCCGGATACACCAGTAATGCACAAAGGGGAACTTGTCGTACTTGGTGGTCTCCCAGTAATCCGGGATGTACTTCAGTTCCACCCCTCCGGCCTGAATGGTGCAGCCGATGGCGCCCGCCCGCACCCCTTCCGTGTCCGCGGGCTGCCTGAACCAAAACTCCATGATCTGCACCAGATCGTCCCGTGCCGCGCTGCCCTTGGTGTAGGGTTCCAGGATACCGTCCTCAAATCGGTACTGGGTCCCCATTACACCTTCCAGCGTCTTACCCTGCTTCTCCAGCACCGCGTGGTACTGCCGCCAGAAGCGCAGCTTGTGCATGGTGTAGATATAGACGCAATACTCGCCCGCCTGCAGGCCCTCGGCACCTGCCGTCGGGTCTGGATAGAAGTCCTCCACAGACACGTCCTTGATGCGGATATTGCCTGCCTCCCGACCCAGGCGCATAGTCTCGTCATAGTAGGCCTTCCACACGGCGTCGCCCAGCTTGCGCAGACGCCGCTCGTTGGCTGTGTTCATGTCGTTGATGCGGTTGGCCTCCATGAGGTAGCGCACCGCCAACTCCCGCTCCTTAGCCCTTTTGCTGTCCCGGTCATCGTCCCGCCCCCGGAACTCCGGCTGCGGCACTTCGGGCACGATCTGGCTCTCCACCATGACAAAGCAGTCCGGCACCACCGATGGCGTCCATGGCAGGTCCATGTCCTGCATAGCGTCCACCATCTCCTGCACGGCGTCGTGCTTGAAGTTGTAGTAATCATTGTGCCGGATCCACTCCGCTTCCTTGGCCGTGCGCTCGTTCTTGGCCTGCTGGAACAGCCATTCCGCCGTGTTCACACGGCTCTCCGGCGTGGAGTAGTCATAGATGCGCCCGGTCCGGAACTGCTCCGGGTCGGGCACCTTGTCCGCAGCGCCCTCCCGCTCCGGCTTTCTTAATTTCTCCCAAAATCCCATGTCCCTGTCCTCCTGTCAAAGGCTCCCCTACCCGTAAAGGGTACGCCATATCCGTAGGGGCGGCCCCATGTGGCCGCCCGACGGCTATGCAGTGTGTAAGGGGAGCTGTCAGCCGCAGGCTGACTGAGGGGTTGCCTCCTCATCGTCTGCGCCGTTTCTTTCCCTCCAGCTGGTCGATCAGCTTCACCCGCTGTTCCTCGACCACCTGCGCGACCTCATAGCTTTGCTGCCCCCGGACGAAGTGAGCGATGGCCGCCGCCATCACCAGATCGTCATGGGACCCGGAGGCCGCCTCCGGCCGCATATCCTCGTTACGGATAAAGGTCAGCATCTCCCGCAGCAGCTCGGCATCCGCGATCATGTCCCCCGTCTGATCCATCACCGTGTGCAGGTTGGCCAGGATCAGCGGCCGGGTGCGCTGGTCGGTCCGCCAGCCCCATTTCTTCACATCCAGCTCCCGG